AGCGCAGCACAAAAGACTACGGATAGCGGTTGGAGATTATCTAAAGGTAGATCTAAAAGAAAAATAGACGGAGCTATAGCTATGGTAATTATGTTAGATAGAATAACTGCACCGATAACAGAAGTAGAGCCACCGGTAGCTATAATAAACTTATGAATATTAAAGAAATTATGACAACAGTTACCGAAGTTATAGGCGCTAGCTTTATAATTTACGGTGTATATACGTTTAGTATCGGCTTATCTTTTGTAGTTGCCGGTATGTTTTTAATAGTAGGAAGTTATTTAACAAGTAGATGAGTTTTTTTAATCGAGAAAAAAGGGACGCAGCTTTAGGAAATTTAGCCGATCTATTATCTTTACGGGAGGGTGGACTTTATAACTTTACCGGGGAAAAGGTAAACGAGAAAAGCGCCCTAGGAATAAGCGCAGTATTAAGCGCAATATCATTAATTGCAGATAGTATAAGTATTTTACCGATCAAAACAATTAGATACGACGCCGGTAAGAAGATCTATACAGAGAAACCAAAAGTATTCGAAAAACCTAACGTAAACCAAACTATTTTCGAGGTTATACACCAAACTATTACAAGTTTATTAATGCACGGAAACGCTTTTTTACTTGTAGATAAAGATAGGCAGGGTAGGCCAATAGCAATTACACCTATACATAGTGATAGAGTTACCGTAGAAATGCACGGAGGAATTAAAACTTATGTAATTGGTACTAAGAACTCTAAGAGATCATTAACCGATGAAAATATGATCCATTTTAAATGGTTTAGTTATCCGGGACAACTAATTGGAATAAGCCCGCTAAGAGTTAACGGCAATATGTACGGTTTAGCCTTAGCTATGGAAAGGCACATCGCACAATTTTACGGGCAGGGTGGTACTCCAAGTAGCATACTTGAAACCGATAGAGATTTAACAAGCGAGCAAGCTAAATACTTGCAAGAAAATTGGATTATTAATCATAATAGAAATAGAAAACCGGCCGTATTAACAGGTGGTTTAAAATGGAAGTCTATAAGTGCAGGCGCAGGCGACGAATTAATACAAGCTAGAGATCAAATAGTTAATGAAGTTGCAAGAATATTTAGAGTACCGGCTCACTTGATCCTAAGTAAAGACGGATCTAACGTTTATTCAAACATCGAAAGCAACGGATTAGCTTTTATTAGACATACTTTATTACCTTACATAAGAAGAATTGAAGACGGATTAACTACACTTCTACCGGGAAAACAACAAGTAAGATTAGATACAGAAGAATACGCTAGAGGAGATCTATTTAGTAGAGTTAGAACTTATCAAGTAGCTATATCTAGTGGACTTATGACACCTAACGAGGCTAGATCAAGATTAGATCTAGAGCCATACGAGGGTGGAGATAACTTCTACCTAGGATTACAGGGAGCCGCAGTTGATCCAACTATATCTCCACTAGGTAAAGATGAACACGACCCAAAAGTTATATTAAACGATCCAAATAATTTAGAAAATGATTAGCGAAAGTTTTACTATTACACCCGATACGGCTACTAAAATATTAGATAGTCAAAACTTCGAGCAACATATTTATATACATAATAACCACTCAAATAAAATGTATATAGGCGGTAGTAATGTAACGGCTAGTAACGGTTTACACCTAGATAATGGCGAAATGTTAGAAATAAGAATACCGCAAGATAACGAATTATACGCAATTAGTGAAAGCACTTCGGGCGGTATTTCCGTCGTTAGACCGAGATAATGCCTTATTATATTTCTATGGATCACCCGGATTGTAAAGGTGGACACGCAGTAGTAAAAGAAGAAAAGGACGAGTTAATTACTTGCCATAAGATCCACGAAGAGGCGGAAGAACACTTAACCGCACTTAATATAGCTATGAGTGAGGAAGAAGAATACAATAACGTACAAGATCTAGAGGAAAGAGCAGTAGATCTATCCGCTCCGCAATTTATGATCTTAAATATGCAACGAGGATTAGATAATTTAGATAGAGCAGGGGACGGATTAACACCTAAAACAATTAGGGACGCTAGATCTATTGTTAGTAGTGGTAAAGTAAGCCCGGCTAAAGTTTCGTTAATGGGAGCGTGGCACGCTAGGCACCTTAGCGATCTAGATAGAGAGAAGAGTAACCCTAAAGATCCGGAAACTTGGAGAGGTAGCGATGTAGCTTTTTTATTGTGGGGATCTAACCCGTGGACTAACCCGGATCAAGCGGGAGAGTGGGCAAGAAGAAAACTAGAACAACTTAAAGACGAAGAGGGTAGAGTATCTAATTTTTATGACATAGATACTAATTCTATGTCAACAACGATTAATATGTTAAATAATAAGGTTAGGATTAATAACGTGAATAAAGAAAAAGAGAGCCGATCTTTTGGCTTAGCTAACGTAGAAATAAGAGAAAATAAAGACGGGGAAATATCTTATAACTTTAGTGGTTATGCAAGTGTATTTAATAAACCGTATGGAGTAAGAGATAGTAAAGGTACATACACCGAAACAATTAAACCGGGAGCATTTAAGAAAACTCTACAAGAACAAGACGACGTAAGATTTTTAGTAAACCACGACGGAATACCTTTAGCTAGATCTAGTAGCGGTACTTTAAGATTAGAAGAAGATAGCTACGGATTATTTGTTGAGGCTAGTTTAGATCCTAATAACCCAACAGTTGCAGAAGTTGCCTCCGCTATGAAGAGAGGCGATCTAAACGAAATGTCTTTCGCTTTTGCAGCAATTAGGGACGACTTTAACGGAGAAACTAGAGAAGTACAAGAAGTCAGATTATTTGATGTTAGCGTAGTTACATACCCGGCTAATAGTTGGGCAGGCGCAACATTAAGAGGATTAGATATAAGCGAGTACCAAAAAGAATTAGTAGAGGCTCGTAGCGGAGATAAAGCCGTAGAAGTTTTAGAGCAAATAATCAACAAACTACAAGAGAGTAGCGAAGAAGATAAGCGCTCTAAAGATAAACCCGAATTAGAGATCTTAAAAATTAAGATGAAAAAAGACGGTTTATTATAAGACGTTACGCCGGATAATCTATCCACCTAACGCAGTAAGTATAAGTAATAGCAACTTTAAGGATATTAAATTGAAGAAATTAATAGAAGAAAGGGACGCTAAATCAGCAGAACTTAACGAACTCGTTGAGGAAATGGACGCTATGGAAAAAGGCGAAGAGTTAGACGCTAAAATTGAAAGATCTAACGAGCTTTTAGTAGAGATCAAAGACTTAAACGAAAAGATCGAAAAAGACGCAGATTTAAGAAAGACCCTAAAAGAAGTTGAAGAAAGCAGAAAATCTTTAAATATTAAAGATGAAGATATTAGCGAAACTCGTATGGAAGTGAAAGAGCCGGATATGTACAGTAAAGGTGGCGAACACTCTTTTATCGCAGATATGTATAAAGCTAAATTCAACAACGATTATTCAGCTAGCAAAAGACTAGCAGAACACCAAGAAGTTTCTAAAAGAGATGTCGGTACCGGAGCTTTTACCGGTTTAGTCGTACCTCAGTATATGGTAGAAGACTACGCACCACTCGCAAGAGCAGGAGCTAACTTCTATAATGCAGTACCTAAAAAAGAATTACCGGCTTTCGGAAATAAAATAGAAATTTCTAGAATTACTACCGGATCAGCAGCAGCCGAACAAGCTAGCGAAAACTCCGCAGTACAAGAAACCAATATGGACGATACTTTATTGACCGTTAACGTTGATACAGTAGCAGGCCAACAAGACGTATCTAAGCAAGCTCTAGATAGAGGAGGCCAACCGGGTTTCTCTATGGAAGAAATTATTTTCCAAGATCTAGCAGCAGCTTATTACACAAAGTTAGATAACTTATTGTTAAACGGCTCCGGATCTTCCGGACAACCACTCGGTTTAACTTCAGTAAGCGGCGTAAATAGCGTAACATATACAGACGCTAGCCCTACAGTTGGCGAGTTAATGCCTAAATTAGCAGACGCTATACAACAAGTTAACTCTAATCGTTTCGCTCCGGCAACTGCGATTATTATGCACCCTAGACGTTGGGGCTTTTTAACCGCAGGGCTTGATAGCTCAAATAGACCGCTAGTTTTACCTAGTGGAAATGCACCGCAAAACGCTTATGGCGTTGGCGACGCAGCGAAATATGGAATAGTTGGAAACCTTTTAGGTATTCCGGTTATTACAGACGCTAACGTAGCTACAAACTTCGGCGCAGGAACTAACCAAGATGAGATCTATATTGTGAGAGCAGAAGATCACATACTTTTCGAGCAAGATATGTTTACTGCTAAGTTTGAAGAAACTAACGCAGGATCTTTAACAACTAAATTAGTTGTTTATGGATATGTTGCTTTCGCTAGCGGTAGATACCCAAGTGGTATTTCCGTAATTGGCGGAACAGGATTGGTAACACCAACCTTTTAATTAAATAATTCGTAACCGGGGGACGTGCAAACGCTCCCCGGAAACGATTAAGGAATAAGATTTTATGAGTAAAGAAAAAATAGAGGCTTTAAAAAAAGAATTAAAACACTACGAGATTTATAAAAAAGCAGATAGAGCCGAGCAAGTTAAAAAAGAAATTGAAAAACTTGGCGGTAAGATTGAGAATAAAGCTGCTAAACCTAAAGCCGAAAAAAAAGTCGTAAAAAGTAAGTAGGCCTAACTAATGGCTATAACTAACGGGTATATAACCCAAAACGATCTAAAGGCTTTTGTAGGGATCCCGGCTAGTGATACGGCCGACGATGACTTATTAGATAACGCAATTAATGGCGCTAGTCGTCAAATAGATAGCTTTTGTGGAAGAAAATTTTACGCCGACGGATCTACAAGCGCTAGAGAATACTTTAC